CCACCTACAGAGTCTGTGTAACCCTCTTCATAAGCTACTTTAATAAAGCAGTCTCCAGAAACACCGCCCTGCTGACCAATCTCCCAAAGAACAGTAGCTTTATTGTTGTCTACTTCCCAAACACGCTCAAGCAGTGCAGGAACGATAGCTTCGGTAGCCTTAACGCTACGGAACTGAACTCCCTTGCTAAATGTGAAATTAATAATAAAATCGGTAAAAGCACGGTAGTAATTAAGGACAATGGACGGTTCACCAGCTTGGCGGCGGAAAGAAGTGTGGTGTCCCAGGTACATAGCCCAGTTAAGGCTATAACGGTTTAGGCGAGGCCCGTGAACCTCAAACTCTTCATCAGCAAGCTCTACAAGGCCCAGAGGGGAGATGCTGATGGTAAGGTCAGAGGATGCGGCTCTATATGACGGTGGGGAAAAATCAATCGACATGCTACAAAGCGCTTCCGGTTATATTATCGTGAGTAGTTATAGTGTACCGCAAAATTCTTATATTTTTCAGGTTTTGCTATTTAGCAATTGGTTTAGTAACTTTTTTAGTTACTTTCTTATTTACGTCTTTTTGTATAGCGTCTTTTTGCATCTGCTTTTTCTTATCAATCGCTTCTTGAGCACGGTCACGCATACGTGGGTCAACATCAGATTGACGGTCTACAAATTGGCCACCAAGCTGCAGATACTTAGTGTGTACCCAGTGAGCAGATGCTGGAGATGGGTATTTAGCAAATCTAGTTTGTGCCTGAGTGGTAATCAGGTTCCAAAGACGCGGGTTTGCAGGGTATTGTTGGGGCGTCTCTTTTACTTCTTGACCCCTATTGAGAGCCATAATACACCACCTTATAAGAAGCCTAACCCCGCCCGCCTGTTAGGGCAGACGGGGCTAGGTGCTAGAAACTAGTCCTGAACCTGAGATGGGTTAGGACGCTGCTGGCGAGCACCGCTACGAACTACTTCTTCGTAAACGTTAGAACCGTGGTCTTCAAAGGCTGAGCCTGAGAATTCGCTTAGGTAATCTGGTGCTTCTACCCACGCAGAAGAACCTACGTGAGCGCGCTCAGCCATAGTTTCCTGAGCAGTCTTAGTGTGAACAGGGGCATTGCGGTTTGGACGACCAGGAGCAGGTGAGTAACCCTGCTGTGCTCCAAGAATAAACTCGTCTGGAACGTCTGTATCGGTTGCGACACCTTCTTCAAAACGAAGTGGTCCGCGCTGGCCAGGAAGCGATGATGCCATCTTACGGTCGTAAGTTAGCGGGGCACGCTCTGGGAACTGTGGGTCTGGTGCAAGTGACATTAATATCTCCTAATTAAAAGGTTGAGGCCTCTATACAAGTTTTATACTAAAACTGCATTTTTGCAGGATAAACACAAATTATCTGTAAAAAGGCGAGGAACTTACTTCTACGTTTGGCATTGTTAAATCCATAGTTAAGCTGCAGGCAATAGCCAAGCTGTCGGCAAAGTCATCGTGAGCATGTGCTTCTTCGGGGGCATGAGCAAGGAAGTTAGGGCCTTGAAATTTAACCTCAAGGTCTGTCATTTGTTGGTAGAAGCGTTTCCATCTACGAAGACCTCTAGTCTTAGCGTGTGCTGGCCAGCCAATTAAACGTCTTTCAATCAACGTTTTAAGGTGCTTCCAGCGTTTAGACTGCTCTGGCTGACTACTTCCTACAGAGATAACTTCAGCTCTAGGGAGTAATAAGCGAAGACGCTGGGCTACAGCATCTCCTACACCGTTGGCATCTACACCGACGTATAGGATATCGTAATTCTCAAGGAAGTTAACTATCTGGAAATACTGGTCTTCCCAGTCATCTCCTTGAATCTCTAGCCAGTTAAGCACTCTATGATCGAAATACCCAAACTCATCTGGCCTATCCCAGTCTACCCAGACCACAGTTACTACAGTTGAGTCCATCTTACGGGCAGGGTCAATGCCAACTACTACAGGCGTACGGTGCCAAGCTTCTACCGTTTTTTGAGAAGTATCTCCAAGCTCATCCATAACGCCTGAAGTTACGAACATACCGCGCTCTAAGAGCCATTTACAGTTATAGGACATTTGGAACTCGTCAGAATCTTCGCCAATACGAAGCATCTCTTTACGTACGAACTTTCCGTAGTCTTCGCTAGCCTTAGCTACGTCACGCCAGTCCCATTGGAAGTGGTTTTGCTTACCGCCACGGCCAGTAGCGCGGCGTTTGTTAAGTTGAATAGCGCGGTAAAAATTGTTTTTATGCGTGGTAGGGGTACCAGTTTTAACCATAGTACCGTTAGTAGACGCAAGCATAGGACCAATTGACTTAGCCACAATAAAGTCATCTGCCTCTTGGCACTCATCAATGACGATAAGGTGGAAGGTCTTAGATTCAATCTTTGCTCTAGGGTTAGCAGTCATCATCATAACTGAGGAATTTGATTTAAGAAGCTTAACTTGCTTAGTCACACCGGCGACTTTTTTAGCCTCATCATCAATCTCTGGGTCTTCAAGAACTGCCAACGCGTGTTCACTGGTAAGCCGTGAAATAACACGGGAGAATAGGGTTTCAGCCTGACCCTCAACAGGGGCAAACAAACCCACCCATAGACCGTCTTTAAATCGACCTAGCAAATCAGGGTACATCTTGGCAAGTCGTGGCAAGATAACCATCAACGCTGCTACAGTATCGGCTACAGTTTCGGATTTACCTGACTGACGAGAAGCCAGGGCTGTAATCTCTTCACCTTCGTTAATTATTACAGATTCAATAATGCGTCTGGCTAACGGCTCTTGATAAGCACGAAGGGGGTGACCTACTAAGGCGGTCATAAAAATCATAATCTTATCAATTAGCTGGTCAACAAACTCACGTGACAGCTCATCCAGGCCGTCATCATACGGCTCTTCGTAGACCTCTAGTTGTTCTTCGAGTTCTTCATCTACTTCTTCAAAATCATCATATTCACTCATATTATGCCTTAATAGTAAAGTAACCCTGAGCCAATACGACTCAGGGTTACTAAGTGCCACACGGGAGAGAAGGAAGGTTGGCTCATTAATAATACCATAAAAAACTATTAAACCTTAGATATTAATATTAGTTCTAGTGTTTAATTCATTAACTACGGCGTGTAGCGCTTCCGCAGCGTCTAGTAGCTCTTTTAAAGCAACCTCGGTACGATGGCGCTCATAAATGCTAATCAGCTTACCTATCTCATATACAGCCTGGTCAGCCCAAACCATTAGGTCATTAGTAGGTATACGGCGAACTCTGCGGGCTACTTTTTCTGAAAACGGCTTGTCCCAAACTTTTTTCTTAAAAAAATTTACCATTTCCTAATCTCCTTAGCCTCGGTCTCTCTTGTCTTAAAGACTTTATTAAAAGCTTCATCCTCGTCAATTGGGTCACCCCAAATTCCAAAGGCATAACCACGTGGAACAAATGGCACCCAAAACACTATGCAAGTAGAGCTAGCTCTGTAAGGGTGTTCTGTTTCCTGGCTCCATCCCCATTCAAACATAGGGAATACTGGATGTTTTAGTTTAATAGTGTTTACAAATAGTGGTCCAAATGATTTCATATTATTTTCCTTTGTATATGTAGTCCAGATAACCTTTCATATCGTTTATCTGTGTTCTTTGTGCTTTGGATAGTTGGTTCATATCTGCTGGTCCCATATCTGGCCAAGAGTCTAACCCTGAAGAAGTTAGATATTGGCCTTTAGATACCGCTTGTTTAAATCCTTCCCAAATCTGGACTGGTACTCCATTATACTGCCACCAGGTTCCATCTCTAAATACTACTATCATTTTAAAAGTTTTATAATCAAATCCAGCTTTTACAGTTCTTGGCCTTTTAGGGTTTGACGAGGTAGTGGTAAGCATATTAGGCATAGAAATAGAAGGGTCGTCTACTTCAAATTCGCTATTGTTAGCGTCACCTTCTTGCAAAGCGCCTAACCAATATGTTGTGTCTTCGTTATCGGCCATTATTATTCACACTCATGTTCGTCTATTTCAGATTCATATACAATTTCGCTACATTTTTTACAGCGGAATAAGCGCTCGTACTCTTCTTCATCAATAATATTAGCTACAGGCTGCTGAGTAATATCCGGTTCAAATGGGTCTTCTGGGGCATAGTAGACGTGACTAGGGATTGGGTGTGCCTGATAAGCTTGCTTTTTAGATACTCGCATTAGCTATCTGAAGACTCTTCTTCTTCTACTTCTACTTCTTCCTCAGCCTCAACTGGGATGCTATAGATACCTAGGGCGGCATTAGCTCTTAGGTCTGCTGGAAGGTGTTTTTCACAGTAATGTACTGTGTTTCTGACTAAAGAACTTATTCTGTAAAGCGCTTCATCTAAACAGTTATCGCAGGTCATGGCTCTCCTTGTAGGTTATAGACTAATGATAGCAGATTTAATTAAAATTCTCTTTGATGTGCTGTTCAAATTTACCTTCTAAAGTAGCTAAATCTACTTTAATCTCACCAAGGTCTTTTTTAATACACAGGATATCGTCTTTTAGAGATGAACCGTGGTTTGGCTTAAGTTCTGATAAATAGTCTTTTACAAGAGTATTTACTATCTCAACTGTGTACCCCTTAACTAAACGGGCAACAACAAAGCCACCTAAGCTAAGAATAGTACAAAGAGTTGCGATAAGCGCAATTAATTGGTCGGTAGTCATAAGTTCCTATTATCTGGTGCCCCACCAGTTACGGCCAGGGTTAGCATATGAAAAAGTGGTCGGCTTTTCCGTTTGATTCAAATATATTCTTCTAACACCAAAACGCGTATCGTTTATTTGCGCCGGCTTATACAAAGCCGTTTGTTTAAACTCTTTACTTCTTTTTACGTTTGCCATCTTCCCCACTCCGTTAAGTGAGTAGGAATTCCGGATATTGCGTAGTTGCCAGCACGTGTCAGGGCGTCTCTAAACTCTCTAGAGCGGCCTGTAGGGCGCTCATCGCGCTCATACTCGTCGGTAGACGTAATAACCTTTGAGCGGCGCGCTAGGTGCCCTTTACGGCGTATGTCTACCTTTAGGGACTTCATTACGGATACTTTTCCTCGCTAAAGTAGTTCATACCCGGATTTTCTTTTTTAGGAGCCGCTTTAGCGCGAGGTGTCCTAGCAGCTGGCTTTTTATCAATAGCTGGCTTTTTATCAGCAGCTGGTTTAGCAGCTGGTTTTCTAGTGGTACGTCTAGCAGTAGGTTTCTTTTTTTCTTCTGCTGCTGCTGGCTTTGCACCTTCTCCATAGTGAACCTTGTATCCACCTTTACCATCGCGCTCACTGCGTTGAACAACGCGGCCTTTTGGAGTTGTAGCATGAACGTTGGCCAAACTGCGAGTTTCACGGTCTAGATCGCCTTCAGCACGCTTAGTTCCGTAGTGGTGGTTAATATCTGCTTTTAGCTCGTGAGCACGAATTTCGTTATCCCAGTCTGCTGGGGTCTTCATTCGACCTCTGTCAGCAAACTTATTGCCACCACGCAATCCTAGATAAAGGTTTAAAAGATTATAGGCAGCATTTTTTTTACTCTGGCCGCCAACAACGTTTCCTAAATTTTTTGCTCTTTCAGATTCATTCATAATTAGATTGTATTTCCTTTTTTATAGGTTATGTTAATAAAGTAAAAGCCCTAGCCGTTTGACTAGGGCTTTTACTATTTAATTATTAGGCCCAAGAAGTAATGGTGATTGCAGTACCAGTACCGATTGTAGCTGCGTTAGCAGCAACGCTCTGAGTCTTAACAGTGCCAGAAGCACCAGTTAGCTTAGTACCTGGAGTAATTGATCCAGAATCAGCTACGGTCCAACCAGAACCTGCAATAACTAGGGTGCTTCCGCTACCGCCGGTAACAGTCCAAGTACCGACTACAGCAGCAGGAATTCCTGTACCAGTAGCGATGGTGACCTTAGTACCTACTGGCCAGGTTCCAGTTCCACCAGAAACTGTTACAGTAGCAGCAGTTGTAGTGGTTACGTTAATCTGAGTAGGCTGTGTAGCAGTGTTTGTAACACCTGTGGTGTTGGTGATGTTAGCAGTTTCGTAACCTGCATCCTTAAGGGCATCCAAAGCCAAAGCAGTGGTTAGACCTAGAACGCTAGGAACTACGATGTTACCGACACCGACACCATCAGCAGCTGATAGAGCAGTGGTGCTTTCTACCTTACCGGTCTGACCAGTGATTGTAACACCAGAACCTACAGCGCTAGTAACTGTGAACTTAACTGCGTCAGCAGTGGCTACAGTTGCAGCAGATAGGTTGAATGCAGATGTGGTTAGTCCTGTGATGTTTACAGTGTCACCAGCAGCTAGCTTGTTCTGTGAGGTGTAAGTAACAGTGGTTCCGTTACCAGTAGCAGCAGTTACAATGTAGTTTCCAGCAGCAGCAATGTAGCTAGGGTAACCTGCCCAAGCAGCTTCTACGTTAGCGTGGTTGTCTAGCGCCGAGTCTAGGCGGTCGCTTGCTACCTTAGTAGTTCTACCCCAGCTAGCATCTCCGATAAGCTCTAGGCTACCTGATGCACCAGTAATAGTAACAGCCGCACTGTTTGCGTATCCATACTTGCTTGCTACTGTGAAAGTAGTGGTTGATGGAACGCTAAGAATCTGCTCAGCTTCTAGGTCGTAGTGGCGAACAGTAACAGTAGCAGAAGTTGAGTTAACTGGAGAAGCTACTGCACCCTCTGCACAGTTGATAACCAATGAAGTGGTTGCTGTGCCTGGCTGCGCTACCCATGTTCCGTTGTAAACAACAGCTGTGCTAGTTCCACCAGAGATTACTACTACCTGGCCCGGAAGGATGTTGTGGTTAGCAGAAGTGGTTAGAGTAACAGTCTTCTGTGTAGTGTCTGCGGTTACTGTAGTAGCGCTTACTGTTGCAGTGCTAGCGCCTACTGATGTACCTGCTACTGGAGAAGCTACGGTACCACCGATAGCATAAGTTCCAGTGTGAACTGACTGACCTACTGAAAGACCGTGAGCAGCTGAAGTTGTGAAGGTAGCTATCTTACCGTCGCTTGTTGCGCCTGAAATAGTTACTGTCTGAACGCCTGAGCCACCGGTCTGTGAAATGGTTGCTGCGCGGTCATCGTTTGGTTGTACAGGGAAGTTACCCCATACAAAATCTACGGCCTGGTTGCCGCTAGAATCTAATGCCATTAGTATATTCTTTCTCTAGAGATTAATTAAAAAGCGTTTGATCGGAACGCCATATTATTAAGTATGGCGTTAGTTGTTTCAGATTTCTTATCTAAACCTAATTATTTTTGTACTTTGCTGTTTCTGCCTCAGACATTGACTCCCAAACATCTTTTGCGATATCCCAACCTTTTTTAGAAGGTTTGCCACGTTTAGCCCTATTAATAGCGTCACCGCTTACTTCTAGAGTCTTGCCGGTCTTTTTGTATTCTTTATCAATATCTTTGATAGAACGCTTTGATTTAACAGCGTTAGCAGTATCTTCTTCACGCTGGTTTTCTTCATTGTAGTAATCAATAAAAGCATCATAAGGGCTCATTCCGCCCTGGCCTTTATATTTACGAGGCATCTGCTCATCTTTAGGATGCATTACTTGTCGTTTTCTTTCTTACCTACACGACGCTTGTTTTCTTTAGCAGTGTTTTTACCGTGCTTTAGAGCGCGTAGGTTTCCAGAGTTGTCGTTAGAGTGATTGTTGTCCTTGTGGTCAACATCTACGCCTTTAGGCAACTTGCCATGTGTCTTCTCATACTTGTACTTAGCAGCGGAGATAGATGTGCGTGAGCCATCTTTGTTTACAACAGACATCATAGGACGTCCGCCATTAGACTTTGAGCCCTTAAATGGGCCGTAAACCTTTTTGCCGTCAGTAGTCTTACCGGCTAAGGTTTTGGTTTTCTTACCGGTTGCTTTTTTCTTTTCAGCCATTGTTCTTTTCCTGCTCTGCTTTAAACATTGCGTTTCCCTTTTCCTCAGCGGCTTCAGGAGTCTCGTAACGCGGGTCATTTGCCATTGCTTCGTGATATTCGTGTTCTGTACTTGTAGTGGACGGGCTACTTGCTACAGAGGCGTGTAGGGCCTTAATAGCGGCTTCCTTGTCGCTAGGAGACATACTGGTGTTGCTGTAAATATCAGCAAGGCCTCTAGTTAGTTTAATTGCGCTATCGAGGTGGCCCATAGTTCTTGAATGGGCTTCTTCAAATTGCTTTTCATTTGGAATCATTATGCGCTCCCGTAAGGTATTTGCGCGACGTTTGTCGCTTGTCCAGAAACATTATAGCGTTGGTAGGCACCTTTTGGACCAGTAAAGATACCATCATTAATTCTACGTGCATCCATGACATTTAGTCCTAAAACGGCATTATTTTGGGTGAATACACCT